TAGTTGCATAGTATTAGATAATTGTTAGTTGTAAATCAAACTTGACCCATATAAGAGGGTCGTCAATATAGAGTTCGGTAATTTTGCCGTCTTTATAGATACACTTGTAGGATTTCTCTTGATAGCTTAGGGCGCGTTCTCCTGGTCTTACAAGGTCATAGAGTAAGGCAAAATATCCTTTGATAAAATCAGTTATCGGCAAATACATAAAGCATTTGAGCGTTGCGGTGCGTTCCTGAAAGTATATAGGCACATCAGCGGCTATAAGACCACTCATAGTACTATTTTGAGCTGTATAAGGTGTTTTGGCGTTACCTGCTGTGATAAGCTCTTGTTGTGTCCCCTCCAATAGGGTTATACCATACAGGGTTAGGTTTTTTCCGTCAATATAGGCTTCTACATGGTGAGCGGTTAGTGTTGGTGCCTGATAGGTATATCCTTGTAAGGGAAAATCATCAGAAAGACGAATATCAGCTATTACATAGCCCCCAACAACTTGGGTTTTGTTAAGACCAACCAATCGCAAGCGGTAGGTTAGATTGATAAAGTCAAAGGTATAATCAGTATAGGCACGAACTGAAAGGAGCGTTACCAAATTTGGATATTGACTTTCAGGCAATAACAGTTGTAGAGTAATTTCCTTAGCGGATAGCTGCGGGGCTGAAAGATCATATTCCGTGCCGCTTTCCTCTGCCCAGTCGTTTTTGTTCAAAGACTTCAAGGCAGGATAGGATAGCAAGCTCGCTAATGAACCCTCTACCAACTTAGCATGTAAGGTCTGTATGTCTGTACCGTTGATTTTCATTAGGTATTAGTCGTTAGTCACTTGTCATTAGTCATTAATAAAATATTCCTGTTAGGTCTTTTCTCTTACGGTTTTGCCCTAATATTTCTTCTAAGAATACGTACCTTGTGGCATCGATAGCATGGTTAAAAGCGTCAATAGGTACATTGAGGAAAGCACCACTTTTATCCTGTGCATAGGTGTAATTCTTGAACTCTTTGATGATGTTCTCACTCCTTTGGGTGATACATATTTCATACTCTAACATCTTGGTAAGCCCTTCCATAACCGAGCCTTGTCCTTTGGTTACCGCTGTGATGTTATAGCCTGCATTCTTTATTTCCTTCACTAATCGAGGGTCAGCACTCTCGGATATAATCTTATAGGAACGGTGCTGCTGAAGGGCTTGGATAATATCGCTGGTGAGCATTTGCGTTTGATAGCATATTTCGTTGAGATATACCTTGTTATCTAAAAAAGCCACCTCCACGATAGCGGTAGGGTCGTGAGTAAAACCAAAGTCAAGGCCTAAGTAACGTTTCTTTGCCCAAATAGGTATATCCTCCACAATGGTAACCTTTTCAAAGATAAGCCCCTCAATCATTGCCTGTTGTCCTAACCCATATACCTGCCACAAGGAGCGGTTTTTGTGCTGCAAGCTCTCTATCTCGTCAATAATCGTTTGTTCCAAGAACGGGTTATCCTTATAGGTGGATATAAAGTGATAGGTACGAGGATCTTTGTTCAACTCGCAAAGCCAATGGTCATCAGAAAAGGAGGGGTTATAATCCACAATAGAGAATTGAGTGGTACGCATTTTCAGCTGTTGGAACTCGATAAACTTGAGTTCGTTAGCTTCATTTACATACAATACATCACGCTTGCGCCCTCGTAATTTTTGCTCACTATCTGTGGAAAAGAACTCCACCCATGAACCATTGGCAAAGGTGTATATCATTTCAGACTTATTGATACTATCTTCATCGAATACATTTAGTTTATACAATATCTCCTTGAAATCGACAAATACAGAGCCTTTGAGAGCAGGCAGGGTAGCTCGGACAATAGAAAGGCGTGTCTTAGGGTGCGATAAGCAATAGACAATAAGCCAAATCAGGATATTATAGGTTTTGGAACTACGGCTACTACCTTGCGCTGATACAGTAGTATATCCTTGCTTAATTGCATTATCTACTTTCGTATATATGTTAGTTGTCTGTATTATCATCGGTTCGTACTTGTTCTCGCTTGTCTATTACTTCAATGGTGATCCCTTGAGATAAAGGACTGCCAGCGGTGGTGATGTCCAGTTTGTCAATTACTCCATCGTCTGTTTTGAAAGTGGATAGTACTGTTTGCATAGCTGTCATACGAGTACGATAATCAACAGGCACTTCACGGAATTGATTAGGTATTACAGTACCATCTTCATCAGTAAGAGGCTCACGAATAACACCCATAATAGCAATGACAGATACCAAGTTTGATACATCATTGAATGTACGTGCTCGATATGCTTTTTGTACCATTTCCAATTCAGGATTTTTACGAATACGCCCATATACAGATGGATAGGTAACGCCAAGTATTTCGGCAGCTTTAGTAGGTTGTCCGTTAGCCTTGATAAGAGCTTGTTTAAGCTCCTCGTCAGTATATTTTTCATTATCTATCTTCTTACGTGGTTTCATATCAAAAGTTATTAAATATTAACTAATCTATCCGTTCTATACTATTAGAAAATTCCTCTCCTATAATCATTTTTTCGTAAGGATCATAACCCATACGTATCATAAAAGCCTCTTTGTGTTTAGGGTTTTGAAACTTGACCACTACATAAGATAGCATACCTCCATCCTTGTCTGAATTATTGGTGTTACTGATACGGTCTTTTACTTTCTGTATTTCGTTGTGTCGTGCGATTTGGTTCTCAGGAGTATCCTCATAGAAATTTACAGAGCGGTCTATATTGCGATTTTCCTCACTCTCTTTGGTAGCCTCGTCAATGGCTTGTAGTGATTCATCGTCTTCTGTATTTTTTGACCATTGTTGAGTTGTGGGAGTGTCATCAAAGGAATAAGACGAATAATCATCTACATTTACACTATACATAGAAACGTCAAAATCGGTTAGTCCTGCTTCTTGGTAGTTATCAAGGTCAGGAACTAAAGCACGCATCAGGTCATCATCTAAGGGTGTTTGGCTTTTGGTGTGCCATATATTACGAGCTTTTTCTGTTTTAAGGTCAAACTCGGCAACTTCCACTTTGATAGGATAATCTGTTTCAGGAGTGCCGTTATACTTGTGATATAGGTCATGTGCCATTACCCGCTTGTGTCCATCAATAAGATTACCTGTTACTTTATTCCAAACAATGCCACCATAGAAACCATTCTTTTTAAGGTCTTTTAAGATTGCTTTTACCTGCTCGTCTGTGTGTTTCTTTGGGTTATATGGAGCAAAGTGTATTTGTGATCTGTTTATGGTTTGTGTTTCTGATTGCTTAAACTCTTTCATTGGTTTGTATTTTTTTGAGGTTCTTGATGTAGGGCTACTTCAGCATAAGGAAACTCTTGGAGTATCTTTTTTAGGTCATTAGGGTAGTACTTTTGAAGGAAAGATAAAGTCTCATAATCTAACCCTACCCCTTGACTTACAGATTTAGCTACATATACCATCGGTTTGATAAGATTACGATTAGCGATGTACTGCAAGACCTCTTTGTTTGTCCATAATGCTAATGGATATACCATACCTTTGGGAGAGGTGAAAGTAGGTGCCCACATTTTAAGGCGCATGCGTTTCATAAAACCATCTACGCCTTTCATTCCTGAAAAGGCATATTGTGAGTTGCATTCTTGCATTACAGATTGTTCAATCTCACCTATTTTACGTACTTTTGTATCAGGTTCTTCATCACAGAAAAAGCCGTTTTTCTTGATAACATCTAACATTAGATGTGGGATTTGGCGGACTTCTACATTGGGGTATTTCTTTATTGCCCAGTCTATGTATATCTGTATATGATCTAAGTCTTTGACAAGGTACATAAAATAGCATATTACCTTTTTAAAGCGAGGGGCGAGCATATCAAGTAGTGCAATGCTGTCTTTGCCCCCTGCCGAATAGAATAATACAGCCGTATCCGTTTGGGTACGGATAGACTGTATTATTGCTTGTGTTTGTGCGAATTTAGACATAATGTTATCCATTTCCTCCTTTAGCTGTTGCTACATCTTTGTTTGCCGGCTTCTTCTTTCTGAAGAGATTACTTACTCTTGTTCTCACATTGTTGTAAGTGTTTCTAATACGATTTGCAATTCTTTTAAACATAATTTGCTGGTTTTTAAAATATTAATATATTAATAAAAAGAGGTTGCAAGCGTTTTTTTAACTACTTGCAACCTCTGTAGGTTTTTTATTATTGGTTTTTAAATAAGATCCTCTTCTTTTACGAAATTATCTGTTAGAGGAGGTCTGTTTGGGTCAAAAAATTTGTCAGTGTTTTTGCTTTCTATTATATCACCTAAATGATACGCCATAAAACACAATACACACTCTTCACCTGTTTGATCGTCGATATAGGTAATATCATTACCGTTTTCATCTGTTTCAAATACAACTTCTTCTTTAAGTACTTGTATAGTCAGTTCAGGTATAGGGTGTGTACGCCCATTCATTAAACGCAGCGCGTCGTACTTTATTACCTGCATCTTTTCAGTGTTAGGGTTGGTAAAATACCTATCTATTGTATTAGGTTGAATTTTGCGCGTTTCAATTTTCTGCACCCCTTTTAAGATAGCTTCAAAGTTACCACCTAAGATTTGTAATGTTAGTATTTTCATTTATTACCTTGTATTAAGTTGCAATATTATTTCAAAGACCCTTATATACCTCTTGGTATATAGGGCAAAGGTACGACATGGCTCGCAAAGGGCTGCTATACTCGTTTGTATTTTCTTTGTATTTTCTTTGTGTTTTTTTTGTTCTGATACTTTGCAAAGGTACGAAAAAAATCAAAAACCCCTCAAAAGCGAGGGGCTTTTTTAACGCCAGGGGTAACTTTCAATGCTGACAAGGTTAAACTTTTTGAAAGAACGATATTCTTGCTTTTCGAGGTCGAAATATACCTGCACGGTGTCATTAGCTTTGCGGTTGGTGGTGTGCTCTGTAGGGGGTACTATATCAGGGCAAATTGTACCCCAGGCCTCTCTGATGGTGCCATCTACTTTGAGAAAGTAAAAGCGCACGATTTGGCTTTTCATTTTTGCTTTGAGCTTGATATTTGCCCACGCTTTTTTGAGACACTCTGAAAAGGTGTAACCTGTTTGTTTGAAGAATTGCCATGCAAGGCAAAAGACTGTTTTTTTATCTGTATTTTTCATTTTTGTAGGTGTTTTAATTGTTTAAATAAACATTTGCAACATTTTCATAATCGCATTTTCTTAGATATTGTAATTCTCTATGATAGTTTATATCTTCAAATAATGCTTCAATAAATAATGCTTTTTGAAAGTCATTATTTAAAATAGCTTTTTCGTGCTCTAAGATATATTTTATAAGTTCAGTGAATGTAAGACCATAATTGATAGCTTTAGCTATTTTGCTTACTCTTTTAAAGTTACTTTCAGAAAGTTCTATTTTTTGTGTTTCTGATTGATAATTTTGAATTTGTTCTAATGTTAGCATTATATGATGTATTTATATTGTTATTAAATTTTTG